GCACCCTCGCAGTTCGCGGCACCTGAAATGTCCTGTTGAGAAAGGTTCGCAATGGCTACTTCACGCACTCCTGCGGGCCTTTCTGGCGGCGGTCGATCCCTTTGGAGGTCGGTCACTGAGGCTCATGAATTGGATGCGGTCCAGGAGGTCACGCTGCTTGAGGCGTGCCGCTCGAAGGATCGCCTGGACAAGCTCGATGAAGTCCTGCGGGGCGACGAAGAGACTTGGATGCGGCTCATCAAGGATGATCGCACCGAATATCACGAGCTGAAGATTGATTCGGCTCTAGCTTCGGCCAATACGACGGCGAACCTGTTGAAGCAGCTACTTGCCGCTTTGCGTCTACCTGATGTTGAGGGTAAGAAGCCTCAGCAGCGCGGCGGGGCCCGTGGCGCTTACGCGGCTACTCCGAAGGCCGATTCTGGCAAGGTTTCGTCTCTGGATAGGGCGCGGGCTGCCAAGACGGGGGCCTGATGACTAAGCATTCTCGATGGGCAGGGCCGCTCTTTGAGGGCCATATCTGCTCGGTTGGTTACGAGGTTCTTGACTGGATCCATGAGTACGAATGCCATGGCGTTGGCGACATCCAGGGCTTGCCGATTGATCTTGACGACGAGATGCGCGAGCACATCATCAAGTGCTATGAGATTGATCAGGCTACGGGCCGCCGCGTGTTCAACGAGGCTGTCCTGTCTCGCCCTAAGGGGCGTGCAAAGTCTGAACTTGCCGCGCTGATCGTAGTGGCTGAGGCGTTTGCGCCTACACGCTTTGACGGGTGGGATGCTGACGGTCAGCCCGTAGCGCGTCCAGTTCGGTCCCCGCTGATCAAGTGCCTTGCAACTGAGGAGTCTCAGGCGGGCAACACGTTCTCGAATGTGGCGTTTATTGCTGGCGAGTGGGGCCAGGACATGCACCCGGAAGTTTATGGGGGCGCCGGCGGTGTTCGGCGCTATCAGTCAGCTTCGGCTATCTACTTGCCTGACGGTGGCGAGATTCGGGCGTGTACGTCTGGCGCGGCATCTAAGGATGGCGGGCTTGAGACGCACATCGTGGCGGATGAGACACACCTTTACGTGCTTCCCGAGCTGCGTTCGATGTATGCAACGACTGCCCGAAACATGGGCAAGCGTAAAGACGCTGACGCATGGATGCACCAGACTTCCACGGCTTACCGCCCTGGTGAGATGTCCGTCTTTGAGACGACGCTGACGATGTGGCGTAAGGGCGGGCTTCCCGAAGCGGTTTTCATGAACCACAAGGAAGCTACGGGCAAGATCGATCTTGAGGATAAGGCCAGGACCATGCGGCAACTCCGCGAGGTTTACGGCGCCGCGTCTGAGTGGATCGACATGGACCGCAAGTACCGGGATATGCGCGATATCCGCATCTGCCCGGATGAGGAAACCGCGGCCCGCTACTTCCTGAACCGCCCAATGTCCTCTAAGGACGCATGGATCGCCGATGACATCGTGAAGCGTCAGGCTGACGCTGATGTTGTGGTTGAGCCTGGCACTGATATTGCGCTCGGGTTCGATGGCAGCCTCAACGACGACTCCACCGTGCTTATCGCGTCCCGGATGTCTGACGGTTTTGTGTTCCCGATTGAGATTTGGGCGAAGCCTGAAGGTCCCGCCGGCAACTGGTGGGAGGTTCCGCGTGCTGATGTGCTGGCGCGGATCCGCGAGACGTTCGCGAAGTACAACGTGACGCGCCTCTACGCTGACCCTCACGAATGGCGGTCTGACATTGACGCTTTGGCTGAGGAGTTCGGCGAGCGGGTCTTTCCTTGGACAACGGGGCGGGATAACGCAATGCATGCAGCCTTGGACCGGATCCGTACTGACTTGATGAACGGCTCGCTATTCCATAGCGGCGCTCCGGTGATGGTTGAACACTTTTCCAACTCTTACGTGCGCAACAAGGGCGTTTATCGCCTTGTGCGCAAGGAACACCCTAAATCCGAGCGAAAGATTGACTCGGTCATTGGCGCTTCATTGGCATACGAAGCCCGCGCTGATGCTATCTCTGCTGGCTGGACTGCTGTCCCGAAGCGCCGCCGCGTTGTTGTTTCTTAGTCGATGGAGGGCCTGATGGCTGATCTTAGTGCCCTTGCACGGTTGGATACGAAGCTTGCCGGACTAATCCCTGGTTTGGATCGGGTTGATAAGTATTTTGAGGGCGAGCAGCCGTTGAAGTACATGGCTCAGGCGATGCAGTCGGAGATTGGCGACCGTGTCAGCCAGTTGGTATTGAACTGGCTGCGGTTTGGTGCAGAGGCGTATGAGAATCGGCTTGATATTGAGGGTTTTCGGTATCGGGGCAGTTCGTCGTCTGATGATGAGTTGTGGCGTATCTGGCAGGCGAATGATCTTGATGAGCAGGCTCAGCAGGCGCATCTTGACGCGCTGGTCCTTGGTCGCTCGTATGTGATTGTTGGCAGCGGCGATAATGATGATTCTGATCCGATTGTGACGGTTGAGAGTCCGTTTCAGGTGTTTGCTGAGCGGGATCCTCGGACCCGGCGCGTTTCTGCTGCTATTAAGCGGTGGCAGGAGGGTGAGGGTAAGGACATTGTCCAGCGCGCGACGTTGTATCTGCCTGATTCGACGGAGTCTTTCGCGTTCGGTAAGACCTGGCTGTCTACTGGGCTGGCGGATGAACATGGCTTGGGTCGCGTTCCTGTTGTGCCTTTGGTGAATCGGCCTCGGATTTTGAAGCCTGATGGTTTGTCTGAGTTCCAGGATGTTATCCCGGTTGCTGATGCGGCTAACAAGATGGCTACGGACATGATGGTCAGCGGCGAGTATCACGCTATGCCGCGGCGTTGGGCTGTTGGTTTGACTGCGGATGATTTCGTGGACAAGGACAATAATCCGATCAGCGTTTGGTCGCGCGATACGGGTACTTTGTGGGGTTCTGAGAATAAGGATGCCAAGTTCGGTCAGTTCAATGAGGCCGACCTGACGGTGTTCCATAACTCGATCAAGCTTTTGGCGCAGTTGGCGTCTCAGATGCTTGCTCTGCCGCCTCACTATCTCAGCTTCGTTGGCGATAATCCGGCGTCGGCTGATGCTATCCGGTCGTCTGAGACTCAGCTTGTGAAGCGTGTGGAGCGTAAGCACACGTACTTTGGCGGGTCTTGGGAGGATGTGCAGCGTCTTGTGCTGCGGATTAAGAACGGCAAGTGGGACGAGGGCGCTAAGACGCTCGAAACGGTCTGGCGCGATCCTTCCACGCCGACCGAGGCGCAGAAGGCTGATGCGACCGTGAAAAAGGTCCAGACGAACATCATCCCTGTTGAGCAGGCCCGGATTGACCTGGGTTACACACAGCAGGAGCGGGACAATATGGTTGAGATGGATGCGCGCGCGAAGTCGAACCCGGATATTGCGAATTTGGCTAGGTCTATTAACGGGGGTTAGCGATGATCCCGGATGCTGCGGTTGCCCACTATAAGCAGATGCAGCGTCTTCAGGCCCTTGTGGTTCTGGCTGGTTCGCAGTTGTGGTCTGAGGTGAGCCTCGCCGACCTTAGCGGTTCGTGGGCGGCACAGGTTCCTTTGCTGGTTCCGGTGCTTGCTGGGGTTCAGGTGAAGGCTGCGGCTGCCGGCGCATCGTATGGTGCGCAGACGCTCGCTGACCAGAGCTTGTATGAGCCCCCGCAGCATTTCGTGAACCCGTCAGCGTTTGGCGGACTGGCATCTGATGGGCGAACCCTTGAGGGCTTGCTGTATGGCGCCGTTCCGCATGTGAAGACGCTGATTGCGGGCGGCATGGCTCCGGCGCAGGCGTTGGGGCGGGGTGGAAAGTTCCTGACGACGTTGACGCGGACTCAGGTTGCGGACGCTGGGCGTGGTGCGGCTGGCGTGGATACGGCTACACGCAACCGGGTTTCTTATGTGCGGATGCTCAATCCGCCATCGTGCTCGCGTTGCTCGATCCTGGCGGGGCGCGTTTATCGCTGGAACGCTGGTTTTCAGCGGCACCCGAAGTGCGATTGTGTGCATGTTCAGACGACGGCTCGGGCTGCGGCTGAGACTGAGGGTCTTGTGCATGATCCTTACGAGTATTTCAAGTCGCTATCCCCCGAGGATCAGGACAAGAACTACACGAAGGCGGGCGCTCAGGCGATCCGCGATGGCGGTGACATCTTCCAGGTGGTCAACAGTCGCCGTGGCGTGTCCTATGCGGGTATATCTGCGGATGGATCCCGCCGCGGCCAGAAGGTCAAGGGCGCGTTTACTTCCGAGGGCACGACGAAGCGCGGCAACTTCCGCGCTACGAACGGCGAGCTTACGAAGGGTAAGCGCCTGACGCCTGACGCTATCTACAAGCTGAACGGCGACAACAAGGCCGCGGCCCTCAAGGACCTTGAGAAGTACGGCTACATCCTGCCAGGCGGTCAGAACCCGCTCGGCTCCATCGTGGGCCAGCGTGAGGGCTATGGCGCTCTTGGTCATGGCGGATCTTATGGTGCGGCTCGTAAGCGCGTTGAGGATGCGATCAAGTATGGGCGCGATCCGAACGTGCGGGCGACCATGACTGAGGCTGAGCGGCGCCTGTTCGACGCTAAGGCTCGGTGGGAGCTGGTGCAGCAGGGCGTGAACCCTTACGGGGCTCCGTCAATGACTCCTAAGGCGAAGATCAACACGTCTCCGCTGACCCCGCAGATTGCCGCGCAGGTCGAGAAGGACTACCGCCGCTGGGTCGCGACTGGCGGTCAGATTTTCTAAGCAACACATCAGGCACGCCTCATGGCCTCTGCCTCATTTTTCCCTGCGTGATTACTCCGCAGCGGCTCAAGTTTCCTATTCCGGGATGGATGAGGAAGTAACAACGATCAGATCAGGAGGCCGTGATGGCTGATGAACTAAACCCACTGGTGGACCCGGTAGTTGTACCGGTCGCACCGCCCGCCGCAGACCCGGTTGACCCTCCGGTTGATCCGCCTGCGGAGCCGACTGTCGCCGAACTCCAGGCTGAACTTGAGCGGATCCGTCCGTCTCTCGCGAAGGCCAACAAGGAGGCTGAGGCTGCGCGGCTGAAGTTGAAGGCTGTTGATGACGCGAAGCTGTCAGAGATTGAGAAGGCGCAGCGGGATGCTGCGGAAGCCTCTCAGGAACTTGCAACTCTCCGCCGTGACAGTCTGCGCCAGAAAGTGGCGCTTGATGCGGGCCTGCCCGCTAAGTGGGTCGCTCGCCTTCATGGCGACTCTGAGGAAGACCTCCGGGCAGATGCTCTGGAAATCCTCGCTAATCTGAACAAAACACGGAAGCCG